CGTTATCGACCACAGACCCAACCGAAATCGGCATACAAGTGTATGTCATTGTGAATAGTGGTTGTGTGTCATGGTCAACTTGAGTTAGTCGTAAGCCTTCTCGATTGGCTACGTTCTTTGCTATTGCAATTCTGTCTGTCATTTACCCTCCAAAGATGTTGATGATGAAAGCTAGTGTGTTGTGAAACCCAGAGTAGGCGTAAGGAAGCCAAAGTTCGTAGACGAGTACGGCAACTATGAAAGCCACAAACAAAGCGAACTCTCCAATTTCTCGTCTGTAAAACTTACGCTTTGCCTTGAGTTCTTCGGCTCGTCTTTTCTCGTTTGCCTCAAGTCTGACTTCAGCCAGACGTTGAGACATAGCAATGTCGATTTCTCGTGATAGTGCCTTGTTCATGCTCGGCCTCTCTTTCGAGCAAATACAAGACGCATGATTAAGTGCATTGCATTTGGCTGAGTTCGTAGCCAAGCAACTATGTGATTGTCATGTTGAATGTTCATGTGACCTCCAAAAAAATGAGGCCAGACGCATTGTCTGACCTCGTGAGTTTCAGTAACCTAAGAGAAGTTCGATGTTTCTGTTGATCTCGCAACGCTGTGTTACAGCTTTTAGGGAATGTATGGTTTGTGTTTTGTACTACACCTTTGTTGTTTTTCCCTGACCAGCGATACATTTCTGTTTCTGGCATTTGATTGGCAACAGAGCCTGATAACGCCAACGAACTTCGTTGGCTTTGTACTATTCCAGGTGATGTCTTCCTCCTTGTATGTTTGGGACGACAGATTTTTGTCGTTTTGGTTAAGTGGTTGATATGTTAGGTGCTAACCCATTGTTCTTGGCCTCGTGGAGAGGTTTTCAAAACGTCCGAGAAGCCAAAACCCAAGAACACTTCCCTATGAGGGATATACAAACTCAACAAAAACAACGGCTTAGTCGTTGTGGTGTCGAGTTGTTGTCGTTTTTCTTGGGAAAAGTATGCGTTTCCACATACTCATCACAAAAAAAAGGAAGGAAGGCTTTCGCCCTCCTCCCGTGTGTGTGGGGATTATTTTGCGAGAAGCTCAACGAAAGCCATCACCTGTGCGACTTGAGCTTTGCTCAACTTCGACAATGGGTTGTTCGCAACTTCGAGAACCTTTGCGTCCATGCTCTTGCCTTTCGCCTTCGCCTTCGCCTTTGGCTTGTCTGCCTTTGCGAAAGCCATTGCGACAACCTCAGAGCCGTCTGCACCTTTGTTCAGAGCGTCAATCGCCCTTGTGTAGCGAGCGACCCAGCCCTCAGATTTGCCCTCACGATCACGCCTTTCCTCGAATGTCGAGTAGACGGTTTCGAATTCGACCTCGCCAGCGTTATATGCGTCCATGATGTCCTTGATTGATTTGCCGTTTGTTGTAAAAGCCATGCGTTCCTCCGTTTGGCTGATTGATGAAAAAGGAAACCGAAATTTCCAACCCATCAAGTTCCCTTATCGCCTACGGGGGGCGTACACCCCTTCCCGCCGTTCACGTTTTTCAAGTGTCACCTCCCCCACCCCCAAAACTAATCGGAGCAAAAATTGAAACGTCGAGGCGTATATAAGAAATGCGAAACATGTGGCAAGGAGTTCTATGTCAAAGCCAGTAAGGACGACTGGGTCAAGAATTGTAGCCTAGAATGTAGGCGAAACGCTCCAGCCAAAAGAAAAAAGCAAAGAGAGTTAGAGGAAATGAAAAAAGTATCAGCTTTAGCTACCAGACATGAGTTAACACCCATGCAATCTTCCCAGATCAGAGGCCAGATTGCTGGCTTCGTGCGTAATCAAATAGATATAGCCAATGAAGTAGTAATGGGTGGCACAGATTGGTCGCCAACCCAGGCTCGTGTCTTCGGTATATTACTTAATAAGGTAGTTCCAGACCTAAACGCCAGCTATGTCCAGCACGAACACAACAATAAGGACGTAATAGACATGTCCCGTGAGGAATTAGAACGCATTGCCTCTGGTATTGACGCAATAGATGTAAAGGAGAACCCAGATGAGAGTGAATAACCCCCAGAAAGAGGCACATCTTTCCAAGATTGGCGTAGAAGACTTCGGTTATGCCATGAAAAAGCTAGATCTTTCCGTAGTTCCAGCAGAAAAACGTGCAGATGCTATCAAAGATCACCTAATGGGTATCATGTCTGAGACAATCCTTAACCCCACTGCACGTTTCGACATAGCAATGGCACGACAGATGTACCGAAAGACAAAGAATGGCGGCTAATACCCAACGTGAGGCCGCAAAATACCTACTAAAATTACGAGATGCCCAAGAAAACTTCCTTGGCTTCGTGAAAGTTAACTATCCTGAGTGGGAACTTGCAGATTTCCAGCTAGAATTAATAGATGCCCTAGATAAACTGGAGAAAGGTACGCTCGGTACGAACAATCTCCTCATTACCATGCCACCCAGACACGCAAAGTCTACATTCGGCACGGTTCTTTTCCCTGCATACTTCATGGCTCGCAATCCAGAGCGATATATCATGTCTTGCTCCTATAACTCCCAACTCGCCACAGACTTCGGACGGCAGGTACGGACAGTCGTGGAAGCCAAGCCCATTCACCAAGCCTTTCCAGACTTTAACCTCTCGCAAGACAGCCGTGCGGCTGATGTCTGGCGTACAGAGAACGGAGGTGCATACTTCGCAGTCGGTATCGGAGGTACAACGTCTGGTCGTCCAGCAAACCTGCTCCTCGTAGACGACCCCATCAAGTCAAGAGAAGACGCAGAGTCTATGACCCAACGCAACAAGACTTGGAACTACTACACATCAGCACTAGCCACACGTCTCCAGCCAGAGACAGACCGTACACCCCCAAAGCAAATAGTAATCCTAACTCGCTGGCATCCAGACGACCTTGCAGGTCGCCTTATCGAAAGTGACGACTGGGAAGAAGGACGCTGGACGCACGTTAACTTCCCTGCAATTAAGAAAACATTATCGGGTAAAAAGATAAGCAGACGTAACCTGCCTGAAGACCACCCCATGTATATCAAGGCTGGCGAACTTCCAAACAATCCGTCCAAACGCTACATCAAGGAAGAAGAAACAATAGCCCTGTGGCCTGACCGTTTCTCCCTAGAAGAACTACACAGACGGGAACGCCTGAACCCACGAGAGTTCGCATCTCTCTATCAACAACAGCCCTACATCGAGGGTGGTAATATAATTAAATCAGATTGGTGGCAGTCATACCCAGAAGATCTTTCCCCAGAAAACTTTCAAACCCTTGTAATCGGGGTGGACACAGCATTCAAGAAAACAGAAACAGCCGACTACTCCGTAGCAATAACTGCTGGCATAGACAGGAACGGCGACATTTATATCGTAGACATTATGCGAGGGAAGTACGACTTCCCCGAATTGAAACAACGCCTGATCCGTTTAAACAATAAGTGGCGTGGAAAAGGTCTTCGTGCCATGTACATAGAAGACAAAGCATCTGGTCAGTCAATCCTCCAAGAACTCAAGCGTGAGTCTGGCATGTCCGTAATCCCCTATAAGGTAGTCAACGACAAGGTAGCCAGAGTAAACTCAGTGCTTCCCCTTATCGAAGGAGGCCGTGTCTTCCTACCTCAAGCATCCCCTTGGCTCGATAGCTTCGTAGACGAAGCGGTGACATTTCCCAACGGAAACCACGACGACCAAGTAGACGCACTTTCAATAACTCTTGATGTTCTCTCAAGGACATCAATCTCAGTAGACGCATGGGATCTTCAGGGCGATGTGGCCCAGTCTTTAAATAATACAAGCGACTTTGAATCTTCTTTCGGTAAATCTCTTAAACTCCGTGTGAGTAAAACATTACCGAAATGGGCAGGGTGGGGAACTCTATAGGACGACAGCATAATATATAAGAGGTAAAAAAAACTATGGCACAATCTTCTGCAACACAAAATTATAGATCTGCTAACTACCAATCTGGCCCGAATGAGGGAATGATCTGCGACCTCTCGGAACATGCAGAGAAGTTAATAGCTTACGAAGACATCTCCTCCCTCCTGACAGAGGAACAGGAACGTAAGATCGTAGACTACGTTAAGTCCATGATGGATATGTCATACCACAAAATTTCAAAACGCTATGACCATTGGAAGGAAGCAGACAGAGCCCATGATGTTTATGTCCCTCCTGAAGCTACAGAATACAGAGAAAAGGCAGTCATAGCAGACACTCGTGCAATCGCAGACACAGTCCTCACATACATGATGGCGGCACTCTCTGGACGTAATCCAATGTTCCAGCTTGAGGGTATGAACCGTAAATCCCGTCAGTCATCAATGATACTGGAGCGAGTACTCCATCAGCAGATGAGAAGAACAGCAGGTGAAGCCCGTCTTGCCCAGATGCTTCTTGACTCAATCCGTTACGGCTTTGCCCCAACAAAAATTGTATGGGACGCAAAAGCTAACCAGAATAAAATAGTAAACTTTGACCCACGCAGAGTATTCCCCGATCCCCGTGTCAACTGGGGTGACTGGGACAACATGCAATACATAGTTTTCTCTGACTACGTCAGCTTTAATTCCCTCCTCTACTCTGGCCTATATCCCAAGTTGAAGCAGTTCCCTGCTCTTCGCCACAAACTTACACCTCCAAAGAACGCATGGAATGCTCATCACTGGCACAAGGAGGAGGGAAGAGGGCTTTCAATAGACCCAGCCCAACCAAATCAACGAGAGAGGAATGACCATTCATACTTCACTCTCGGAGATGCTCGTGTTGTTGACGAGACTTGGGTACGTCTTTCAGGCCATGAAATAGGTATACCTTCAATAGAACAGATCTATCTTGTCCTTACAATCCTAGACGAGAACGTAGTTATTCGTATGCAACTCAATCCATACGGGCAACAATTTCCAATCGCCATTGGCGGTCTGTACCAAGATACCCACAAAACATACGGGCAATCTTTGTATGACCTTTTGCTTCCTATGCACGATATTGCAACTTATCTTCTACGTTCTCGGATAGACAACGTGTCTGCCGCACTCAACAATTTAATCTTCGTTGACCCGACACAGGTGTCTGTCCCAGACCTCATAGACAGGAATCCTTGGGGTGTCGTGCGTACACTCCCTGGAACAAAGCCTGGGGATGGTGTCTTTATTGCTCAAGTGCCAGACGTAACACGAGGACATTTCAACGATATTGCGGCAATGGGCGAATTAAAACAGCGTGTGTCTGCCGCTTCAGACGCACAACAAGGTATGCCAACCTCAGACGGGATACGGACGGCGACAGAAATCCAGCGTCTGACACAACTCGGATCACAGCGTCTGGGCGTTATCAGCCGTGTAATGTCTGCCACAACCATACGACCAATGGTACGCATGATGGTCAACAATATTCAGGATGCACTTTCTATGGAAGGATCTATCAAAATAGATCCGACCAACATGCCAACTCAATTATCATCTGTCGTAGATGACGGATATCTCGATTATGAAGTATCTAAAGACCTGCAAGGCGACATTGACTATTTAGTCATCGACGGAACTCTTCCACTCGAACCTACACGAAACGCAGAGACTTGGATGAACATGCTCCAGATCATGCAACAGACTGGCCTCAATATGGAATACGACGCAGGTCAGATTGCAGAAGAAGCCATACGAGCTATGGGCATAACAGACATGGACAGGTTTAGAATTAGCGAACAGGAACTCCAATCCAAAGGAGCTTCCCCATCTCAGCAGATTTCTATGATGGAGAAAATGAGAGGGGCAAACGTCCAGTCCCAACAAGACATACAGAACCAAGTCCAGAAGGGTAACTTAGTCCCAATGAAACAAGCGAGGCGATAATGGACAAGAAAGAAGCATTAGCCGCAACAGTAGACGTAAAGGTCAGAGACTATGTCGAAGAGGTTGAAAGAGTACTGCATGGAGAACTGAGTGTCTTCAAGGAAGATATACGAGGAGAACTGCGTAAGTTCTCAAAACAAATCGCTAGTATCGAAAGTCGTGTAGCCAGTTTAGAGGCTGTACAGAATGTTGCCAATTCGGACGACAAGTATGCCCTTACTAAGGCAAAGTTAATCAGGTTAATGAAAGACATGGGGTACTA